CGGGTGGCTCTTGTGGATCGTACATGGGGTGGGGTCAGCCGGCCCTTTTACACGGGGCTAAACGCAAATGGCACGACCCCAAGGTATCTTCCTTATTTTCGACATTTGCGACATCCTTGAGATTGTCGCCAAGGCGAAGGAACTCCTGAAGCAGGGTAAGACCATGATGGAATACTCCGATTCCGGCACGAATGTCGTGAAGGAGTTCCCGATGGATATCGCCACCGTCTTGGTGGAATGCCGTTACGCGCTGATGGTCAAAGACCCCCAGACCTACGGTTCCATCGACCGTGTCCGGGTCATCAATATGCTCAATAATTTCCGAGGACTCTGATGCGACCCAAAAAGCCGAGCAAGCCTGCCATCCCGCAGGTGAAGAAACCCAAGACGCCCAAGCGAGCCGATGTGACGGTGCCGCAGAAGCAGGCGACGGGCGGTGGCTCTGGTCCGGGCATCTTCTCCAATTTCGAGTCGGCGAAGTTCAGCAACAAGCGTTCGTGGATTTGGTCGTCTTGGCCGCAGGACTTCAAGAAGACCATGACGGTCTTCGACCGCATGGAGACCACGCGCAAGATGCGCTGGCTGGAGTTGAACGCCGGCCTGATCCGTCAGGTGCTGTCGGATATGGCCCTCTACACGGTCGGGGGCGGCATCAAGCCCCAGGCCCAGTCTGGCGACGAGATGTGGGACGACGCCGCCGAGGCGTACTTCAAGCAATGGGCATCCCGTGCCTGCGACATCACGGGCCGCTTCTCATTCTTTGAACTTCAGCACATTTGCTGCCGCCTGATGGACCGAGACGGCGAGTGCTTCATCATCAAGACCCGTGGACCCGGCGGCGAACCCCGCCTTCAGGTCATCGAAAGCCACCGTGTCGGCAACTCGTCGAACAGCGAAGTTCCTCCGGGAATGGTGGACGGGATTCAATTTGGCCCGTACGGACAGCCGATTTTCTATAATGTAATCCGCTCGGACGGTTCCAGCCGCCTGGTGCCGGCCAACGCCGTGATGCACCTTTACGAACCCGAGCTGGCCTCGGGTGCGCGAGCCTACAGCCCCCTTCAGCACTCGATCAATAACTTGGTCGATATGCTGGAAATCCTGTCCCTCGAAAAACTCGCCGTGAAGACGGCGTCGGATATCACACGCACGATCACCCGTGAGAATCCGAACTTCGACGGCACCCAGTCCGACTTTGAAGCCTTCGGCATGAAGCCGCAGGACTACGGCGACGGCATGACCGACCCGAGCGAGGCTTCGACCTTCCTTGGCGGCAAGGTACTGGCCCTCGCCCCCGGCGAACGCCTGGAGTCCTTTGAGTCGAACCGACCGAACAAGACCTTCGACGGATTCATCGAACACCTTGAGCGTGACTCCCTCGCAGGGATGCTCCCCTACGAATTCAGCGCGAACCCGACCAAGGCCGGCGGCGCGGTCATGCGTTTCGTGGTGGCCAAGGCCGACCGCAAATTCTCGCACCGTCAGCAGGTGATGATCCAGCGTTTCCTCACCCCCGTCTGGGGATACATCATCGGATGTGCCATCAAGGACGGATTCCTCCGCTCGACCGAGTATTGGACGAACGTCTCTTGGACGACTCCCCGTCGTGTCACAGTCGACGCCGGTCGTGACGCACAGCAGAACCGCATGGACATCGAGTCCGGCCTCAAGAGCCTTACGGACAACTACCTTGAAGAGGGTCTCGACCCCAAGGAAAAGATGCGGGAAAACGCCGCCGAGAAACGTTACTTGCTCGACCTTGCCAAGGAGTTCGACGTTCCGCTGTCGATGCTCTACAAGCCGCAGAACGTCGCTCCCGCCGACATCAACGCCTCCGTCGCCGACGACGAGCCTGCAAAGATGGACGACGGCGACAAGATCGTCGAAGACGACGTCGACCCGGACGACGAAGAAACCTTCAACAAATAATTCATGTATTCCCTTTCCAACGCTTTCAAGACCTTCTCGCCGATGCTCATCGAGCCGGCGAAGGCCAAGGCTTACCTTGAGAAGGTGGCCAGCCTCTCTCCCGCCGACCTGAAGGCTGGCGACGACCTAGAGGACATGATGGAGATGCTCTTCGGCCCGAAGCCGATGCTGGTGAAGAGCGGAGACTTGGCCATCATCCCCGTCAAGGGCGTTATTGGTTCCGGACTCACCGAGTTGGAAAAGATGATGGGTGCCACGGACATCGAGGACATCCAAGAGATGCTGGAAGACGCCGAGCGTGACCCGGGCGTCGAGACCATCATCTTCGACTTCGACACGCCTGGTGGCACCGTCACCGGCGTCCCCGAGATGGCTGCTCGCATCCGTGCCTGCAAGAAGCGTACCATCGGTTGGACCTGCAAGCAGTCCTGCTCCGCCGGTATGTGGCTGATGAGCCAATGCGACGAGGTCTTCGTGTCTCCGTCGTCCGTCGTCGGCTCCATCGGGGTCTATATCCCGATCTACGACATGAAGGCCGCTTACGCCGAGGAAGGCATCACCGTCGACCTCATCAAGGCCGGCTGGGCCAAGGGTGCTGGCTACACGGGTACGTCCATGACTCCCGAGCAGCGTAAACTTTTCCAAGACGACGTCGACGAGATGCACAAGTGGTTCATCATGGACATCAAGGCCGTCCGCACCTACGCCGACGAAGCCGATATGCAGGGCCAATGCTGGTCTGGCAAGAAGGGCGCGGAAAAGAGCCTAGTCTCTGGCCTGATGAATACCTTCGACGACCTCCTCATGGCCATCGACCCCGAGGAGTACGCAATCTACGAGCGCGCGGAAAAGCAGGTTCCGTCGACTGGCCCCGCCGGATACGCCAAGGCCGCTGACGTCTCGCCCGAGCAGGGTGACGACGAAGACGGCGTCGCCCCGATCTCCGACGACAAAAAGAAGAAGAAAAAGAAAAAGAACCCCGACGGCACGGACTCGGACGAAGACGAGGATGATGCGGAAATTCCCGACGAGGGATGCCCCCCCGTGGATACTGACTGCAAGCCCAAGGCTTGACACTTGGCTAAACCCAAGATGACGCTCGAAGAACGCCTTAACTCGCTGAAGGAAGCCTTCACCGGCAAGACCGCTGAGGTCGAAGCCAAGGCCAGCGAAGTTGCCTCCCTGTCCGCCAAAGTCGATGAACTGACGGCTGCGATGTCCGCTAAGGACGCTTCGCTCGCCGAGTTCGCCGCCAAGGTCGAAGACCTTACCGCCAAGCTCGCCGCCGCTGATGAAATCCGCGCCAAGGCCGAAGCCCAAGCGAAGGAAATCTCCGCCTCGCAGGAAACCGCTGGCAAGAAGGCCGCTGCGATTGCCGCCTCTGTCGGCGTCACCCCCCTTGAAGTCACCCCCGCCGAAGTCGCCGCTACTTCCAAGAGCGACGAGGATATCTCCGCAGAGTGGGTGGCCCTCAAGCAGAAGGACGGCAAAGCCGCCTCTGATTTCTACAGCAAGAACCGTCCGGCCATTCTCCGTGCCGCCGGCCTTCGCTGATTCTTTCCCCTCTCCCAACCCAACCTAACTCCCTACTATGTCTAACAGCATTGGTGGCTTGACCCTCCAGCTCGTCGCTGAAGAGTCCCTCCGCACCCTCGTCCCCGAACTCGTTCCCCTGACCGAGATCGCCGTCACCGACTTCGGCAACTACGTTGCTGAGCGCGGCACCACGGTTCACACCCGTTACGCCGATTCCTTCACGGCCACGACCTTCAACCCGGCCAACGGTTTCGTCCCTGCCGACGCTAACTCGACCGACGTCCCGGTGACCATCGCCGACCTGAAGTATGTCGACGTCGCCTTCACCGACTACGAAGCCTCCACCCTGAGCCTGGAACGCCTCCGTCGCCTCTTCTTCGCCCCGATCGCCAACGCCGTCCAGAAGTCCCTGTTCGACGAAGTGCTGTCTAAGGTGACCGCCGCTAACTTCGCCACCGCTGCTTACTCCGGCTCCACCGCTGGTTTCAACCGCATCGCCGTTGCGAACGCCGCCAAGAACCTGACCAAGGCTAACCTCCCCCACGCCGGCCGCAAGCTCCTGCTCTCCCCGGACGCCATGGGCCAGCTCGTTCAGGATCCGTCCGTCGCCCAGACCTTCTCCTACGGTAACAGCGACGTTATCCAGAAGAACGCCATCAGCAAGGATCTCCATGGTTTCTCGGTCTCCGAGTACAATGGCTTCCCTGTCTCTGGTGCCGCCTTCACCGAAGGTCTTAACGGTGTGGCCTCCTGCAAGGAAGGTCTCGTCATCGTGACCCGTGTTCCTGCTACCCCGACCACCGGCGGTGGCGAACAGATGGTTGTTCAGGATCCGGACAGCAAGTTCTCCTTCGCTCTCCGCTACTGGTACAACTGGCAGGCTGGTAAGCACAATATGTCTGCCCTCTGGCTCGTTGGTTCGGCTGTCGGTAACCCGAACGCCCTCCAGCGCATCGCCTTCACCTCGTAATCTTTCGGGGGAGTTTAAAATCCCCCAAAGCGACAATGCGAAGCCCTCTCCCCGCGCCACGGGGGGAGGGTTTCTTATTTTGACAATGGGCTAAACCCATGTCGGGAATCACGGACGAATGGGCT